AGTCTCCAGGGCCCCGGCCTGCCACGGGTCGCAGCCGACGGCCTTGATCTCGTGGGCCTCGCCGAACGCGATGATGTCCCGAGCCACGGCCTCGTGATCGAGCCGGTGGCCGTCGGTCACGGTCACCCATCCGTCGCGGATCCACGCGTCGTAGGGGATGCCCTCGCGGACGCGGTCGGCGACGGTCTCGGACGGGACCCAGTACCGCCAGACGACGGAATAGGAGCCGTCCGATTCCTTGAACACGAACGCGGCCGCGGTCATGTCGAGGTTACTCGCCAGGTCGACGCCGACCCAGCACGGCCGGCCTTCGAGCGGGGCGAGCGGGCCCGAGCCGCACTTCGCCCAGTCGTCGCCGTGGAACCATCGGGCGTCGGCGGCCTGCCAGACGTTCAGCGAGTAGCGGAGGAACTTCGACATCTTCCGCGGGTCGGTCTTCGCGTCCTGGTAGTCGGCCGCGAACTCGTCCTCGGGGAACGCGACCCCCATCGACGGGTTCGCCTTGCGCCAGACGGCCGGGTCGGCGTAGTCGTCGGTCTCGGCCGCGGCGTAGATCAGGCCATAGAACGTCGGGTTCACCTTCGGGTCCGCGATCACGAGCTCGCAGTCCTGCCACCATCGCCAGCCGATACCGTTCCGATCGGAGCCCGCCGTCGAGATCGAGATCACGAGGCCGTTGGCCGTTCCGCGCGTGGCGTAGATCAACGCGTCGACCAGGTCCGGCGAGCGGAAGCTGTGGATCTCGTCCAGGATCACCGAGCCGTTCAAGCCTTCGTTCCGCCACGAGTCGGAGGAAAGGCAGCGGATCTCCTTCCCGGTCTCGCGGTTCCGGATGATCGACCGCGAGTCGATCACCTCGAGGAGCTTCGAGAGCGTGGGCGAGGCCTCGACCGATTGGCGGACCATTCGATACATGGTCCGGGCCTGGAGGCGATCGTTCGCCGCGAGGAACACGTCCTGGGCTGGGGCGTGGCAGGTCGCCATGTATTGGGCGAGCTGCGACATCAGCGAGCTCTTGCGGTTCTTCTTCGGGACGAAGATCCCGGCCCGCCGGAAACGGAGCCGGCCGTCGGCGCGACGCCAGCCGAACAGGGGCCGAAGGACCCGCTCCTTCTGCCAGTCGATGAGCTCGATCCGCTGCGGGTCACCGCCGCGTTCGTCTGGGTGACGGCATAGCGTCTGGATGAACTCGACCGGGGCCTCGGCCGCCTCGGCATCCCACTGGTAGCCGGCGACGTACTCGGGCCGCTTGTTCGGGCTAGCCGCGGACGCGGAGCTTCGCGAGGGTCGCTTCCTCGGGGTCTTCGACGGGCGCTTCGGCATGCGTGATGTCCTGGGGGATCCGGCCGGCGGCGGCCGCCGTCAGGCCGAACTCCCGGGCGAGCATGACGTAATCCCGCCGCGAGTCACGCAGGAGCCGGGCGACCGGCGAGGGGGCCTGGCCCTTGTCGGTCGCGGCGATCCAGCCCTCGGCGGCGACCTGCTCGGCGAGCTGCTCGGCATCGGCGAACAGGTGGGCGAGGAGGCCGAACGTCTCGGCCCGGTCCGCGGTCAGGCGGCCGTCGGCCTCGAGGTCCGCGGCGTGGGCCTTCCAGAACCGCGCGGCCGCGGGCCTGGCGGTGACCGATGCCGGGGCCTTCACCGCGCGCGGTGCCGGGGCGGAGACGGGGGCCGGGGGCGCGGTGCCGATCGCGCCGATCTGGGCCGCACGGGCGACTGCAGCCCGGCTGCGGGCGGAGTTTGGGTCGGGGTGGCGGCCGCGGCGGCCCATGGGCGACTCCTGGTTCGAGAAAAGGCGTTCAGAAATCCGCGTCGAGGGCACGCGGGGTCATGGACAAAATGGCAGGCCGGCGGCCGACCCCACCCCGTCCGCGAGCCGCTCCTCGAGGACGCGACGGAACCGCTCCGGTCGCTCGCGTGCGGCCCGATCGCGGAGCGTGCCCTGCTCCGCCTCGATCTCGTGCCATGTGGCCGACATGCGTCGATAGGTGACGTAGTCGCGTGCCTCGGGATACGCGTGGACGATCCACACGTCGAACGCCCCCGAGGAGTGAAGACGGACCGCGGCGTCGATCGCGTGCCAGCGAGCGGCCCTGGCGATCTCGCCGATGTGGTCGGGGTAGTCGTGGTCCGCGATGTCGTCGGTCGTCATGGCATGGGCCAGGAGATCCATGTCGATGATCACGTCCCCGCGTCGAGCGTGTCGTCGGACGAACGTCGTTTTCCCCGAACAGATATGGCCGGTCACGACGTGTATCACAGGCGCCCCCGCCGCCGCTGCTCTTCCCTGGTCTTCCGTCCGTGGCATGCGTGGCACAGGACCTGGAGGTTCGCGTCGTCGTCGGTGCCGCCCTCCTCGAGGGGAACGATGTGGTCGACGTGGGCGGCCTTTGCATAGGCCACGCGTGAGCATGCAGCACAGGCGAACGCGTCCCGCGTCAGGATCCGCAGGCGGCGGGCCCGCCAGTCCGCGGTCCGGTAGTGGGCGGTCTCCTTCGTGGCGGTGGTCCGCTTCATTCGCGGCGGCGACCATCGCTCGACGCGGGCAGGCATCAAATGGTCGCCTGGGGCTGCGAATCGTCTGGAGGAATAACCACCCGCCACGACATTGAACGCGACGGGTCAACGCCGCAGTCGATCGACCTAGACCAAAGCTGCCCGTCGATCATCGCCTCGAGCGTCAACGTCCAGCCATGCGGCTCGCCGTAAGTGTCGATCCTCATCCTCGACCGCATGAGTGGCGGAAGCCCTTGGACCGCCGAAGCTGGCTGGTCTGTCGGCCGGTCGCCCAGCGAGTCGGGAGGAGCAAAGCTCGATGGGGCCGAGCCGTGCGTCCAGAGAATCTGATAGTGTTCTTTGTTTGCCGAAAAGTATCGGCTTTGCTGCTCGACGACGCCCGGCCACATCGCGGATAGAACTTCGTCGATCTGTTCGGTTGTGCTGCTCATAGCCGGAGATCAATCCCGTTCCCGGAGTTCCAGAGCGTTTCCATCTCAGTCGTCGTAAGCACGCGGTCCCACTTCGCAACCTCGTCCAGCCGACCGGTAAAGTAAGCATTTGCACCGCTGAACTGACGCCTGCCTAAGTTGAGCGGGTTGGCCGACTGCGCCAGCGAACCAGCGGGCACAGTCGCCGTCTCGCTGTCGAGGTTATTCGCACGGCCCCGCAGCCTACGAATATCGTGCTTGTAAGTGAAAACAAAATGGTGCCATGTGCTAGTTGCCAGCGACGATCCGGCCGCCACGCTAGCGCTCGCAACGCCTCCCGGCCCAAAGGTGCAAGCGAAACTGTTACTGTAACCAGTGCTAAGAGAAAACAATATCTCGCGATTCCCGCTCGCATCGTTGCCGATGAAATACGTTCCGTTCGCCCATGCTGCTGCCCATATCCATCCAGCAATCGTCCAATCCCTTCCGTCGGCAAACTTCAAGTCATTATTCGCCCCTGCGGCGCCTAGCCACTCGCTATTCGCCGACGTGAACTCTCGCCCGCTTCCGACCTTTCCGGTAACGCTTGGGACGGTGTTGTTTGACGTGAGATTGTTACCCCGGCCCGTCCAGTCCTGGACGGTTACGTCGCCGCTGGTGGCGGTTTCGTTCATCGGCCAATAGGCCACAAGTCCAGCTCGGAGAGAGCCGTAGACCGTTCCGTAGAATCCACCCGCAGCGGCGATTCCGGCTGAAGAAATACGTCGCGGGTTTGAGAGTCTCGCGATGCTCATGTGATCTCTGAGCCGAAGACCGCAAACGCCACGTTTGCCGTAGAGGCGAACACGCTGACGACATCGGTCGCCGCGAGCGAAACGCCGAGCGTCAGAAAGACCGAATCGTTCGCCGTTACTGCGGCGTCGAACGCGATGTAGTGCTGGTTCGCCACGGTCGCCCCGGCGGGGCGGATCGCCACGCGGAACGTGATCGCGCTCGTCGACAGGTTGGCGACGGAGAGCGTCGATAGGACCGTCGATGTCGACGCCGGCACCGTGTAGAGCGTGGTGAGCGTCGTCGCGGCGGGATTCGATTGTCCGAGGACGCGGTAGGCGGCTGGCATGGTCTACATCCCGGCGAGTAGGAATGGGTGGATGATCACAAGGTTCGGGAGGCGGGCCTCGGGGAGCGTGCCGCTGGTGATGTCGCTCGCGGCGTGGGTGTGGGCGGTCGGCGTCCGCGCGTCGGAGAGCCGCGCGTCGTTGCCCGCCGCCACGGTGCCGGCCGCGGTGCCGACGTTCAGCACCGCCGCGCCGCCGAGGCCGAGCAGATTCCGACCCGTCGAAGCGCCGGCCGTGGCTAGGTCTCCTAGGTCGGTCGTGACGACGAATCGCCCGGATGTCGTGTTGTCGCCGATCCGGCCGTCGCTCGTGATGCTGCCGTGATTGTGATCGGCCGCCGCCAGAGCCGGCTTGTCCGTGATGCCGGACCAGGTCGTCGTGCCGGCTGGCCCGGTGGGTCCCTGCGGCCCGGTCGCCCCGGCCGGACCCTGCGGTCCGGTCGGCCCTGCCGGCCCGGTCGCCCCTGCGGGGCCCGTCGCCCCGGCTGGCCCCTGCGCCCCTGCGGCCCCGGCGGGGCCCGCGGGCCCGACGCCGCCCGAGACGCTCGCGTTCACGGTCTGGCCGCTCGTCGAGACCTGGACGTTCTGGTCGGTCACGGTAACGTCGATGCCCATCAGCGCGTGACCTCCCAGATCCCCTCGAGGGCGGTCCGCGCGTCACCGGCCGGCGGCGTCCAGACGAGCCGCCAGAGGTACGTCCCGGCCGG